GGCAGCAAGTAAGCCAGCATTGGCTCTCGCAATCCTTGAGAAAGCGCACAAGGTTAAGGCCGAAGGCGAAGAAGAGGACACAGGCATGGCAAGACGGGAAGCAGGTAATGCTTTCCTGAAAGCCATGGAGAGTGGCGATGGAGAAATGATTGCTCAGGCAATTCAGGACATCTATCAAGTCACGGCAGATTAAAAATTGAGATGGGGGCTTTGCCCCCTCTCTTTTTATAGGGGGCGTTATGCCAAACAATACGACAACGCTCCAAAACCTTATCGACCGAGTCCGTCAAAGAGCGGACATGGAGGGGTCTACGTTTGTTACTGATGCTGAAGTGATAAGTTATATTAACGTCGCAATGGCCGAGATACATGATGTCTTGGTAGACAGGTATGAGGATTACTATGTTAGCACGGAACAATTCACGCTCCCCGCGAACAACCCCGGCACTCTTCCGAACGCATTTTACAAAGCCCTGGGAGTTGACCTTGATACTGGGGGAACAACATATCGTCTTCGTAGATTCTCATTCCAAGAGCGCAACGTGTATAACTCACCGGCTGTGGTGGCGGGTAGAGTAACCAATACGCTGTACGCTATTCAGGGCAATGAGATTAAATTTATTCCGTCTCCAACGGTTTCCGGGACCGCCACTCTTTACTATGTGCCAGAAGCTCAGCAGTTTGCAACTGGCGGAAGTGACGACAGTGCCACGATTGTGAGCAAGGCTCGTGCAGTCGCATTTGGATACGAAGAATATGTGGTTGTAGACGCCGCAATTAAATGTCTACAAAAAGAAGAGTCGGACGTTCAGATGCTAATGGTGCAAAAACAGCAGCTAAAAGAGCGAATTGAAAACGCTGCTTCCAATAGAGACCAGGGCGAACCGACAGCGATAACAGACTCAAGAGCAGGGACATTTAGCTTAAGACGCGGAATGTAATTATGGCCGAGTTTGTTAGGCACAGGGTAAACGATGCTGACTTGGCAAGGATTCAAGACCAAATTGAGTCATACACAATTGCTCTTCGCTCTGAGATAATGCCTCCCGGCAGATTAATAAAAAACGTAAAGCTAAGCACAACAAAGCATCGAGTGTTTCATGGGTTAAACAGAAACTACTCAGGCTATATTGTTGTTTCAAAAGATGCCCATGCGACAGTCAAAGTAGACAAGTCGGACAACATTGCACCTTTGCGATACATTCCTCTTTTGGCTTCTGCTGATGTAGAAGTAAGTTTGTGGGTGTTTTAAATGGCTCTCGAAAAAAATGTAGTCCCTCTTCCCTTTCTGGAGGGAATTGACGAAAAAAGCTCAGGCAAGACAATTAAGCCGGGGGCTCTTTTGGCTGCCCAAAATGTTCAATATGAGAAAACAGGCCAGATTAAAAAACGAGAAGGCTTTGACCTGCAAGGTGTGTCAAAGGTTGGCGGAGGGTCTCTTTCTGCTGCTGTGGCCGTTGCTCAGTACGATGACGAGACCTTGCTGTTTGACGGTTCAAATGTTTACTCAAGAACAAGCGGAGATGAATGGTTCGACAAGGGCGTTCATGTTCCCAGCGAGTTTAGTAATAAAATAATTCAGCAGCAAAGAGACCGAAGACAAGGGAACGCACACGTTCAAGAGGCGCGGGTTGCTCGCGTGTATGCTTGGCAGGAATACTTATTTGGACCCTCTGCTCCTGGTGGAAAATACTATGTAAAAATGCGTGTTGAGGATGCCACCACAGGAGTGGTTCTTCGAGATAATGTCACGATTGCCGAGTACGCTCTTCCTGGGACGTCCAACAACAACAACCAGCTATATGACACGCCAAGAGTCCAGTGCCTCTCCATAGATGATTACGTGTTTATTCTTTGGCAGGATAACGGTAATATTTATTATGACTCAATCAACTGTCTTAATCACACAACAATCAATAGCTACACTGTTGATGCGACAAGGACAGTCGTAACGGACCTTCATACAAGTTACCCGGTGTTTATGGCCGACAAAGCGGCAAACGGATATACCGACGATGAAGACTTGGATGACGGGGCCATCCTGGTCGCATGGAGGCCTGCGGCAACAAACGCTTATTCTTTTAGGTATTTTAAAAGAGCCACAGCAAACTTAACAGCGGTCGGCGGCTCCGCGCTTCAGGTCACCCTGGGCACAGGTTCAGGCGAAATAACGCCGCACTTTGAAGCATGGAAAGAGGACGAGGGTGTTGGAAATGACATCTTTCTAAAATGCTTAAACGACTCTACAAGCGCAACCGATTACAATATTGTTTTTGGAACAACGCACAAGCCAACTGGAAACCCGGAGCTACGAATAATAACCGTCAAAGCAGACCTTAGCGCTTATCTTCTTTCTGACGGTTTTCTGACAGACCAACATCTTCTTTCTGGAACAGCAGGAACGTTAACTGATGGCGGGTCGGTTCATGTGTGGGTCGAAACATCTGGCTTGTCAGGAGGCGCTGTTGGCGACAGAGTTGTTCAGCATAGAATCTCTCACGTAACAAGAGAGCGAGCGGCCACCGATGGAAACATAACAACAGTAAGCAATCCAACAGCATGGAACTCAAGTATTACGTCCGATGCTTTTAGATACCCTGCGTCATCAGGAAAGCTTTATTTAGCTGTCTCTCAAGTAAACGACATTAGCCTCACAAGAAGGTCAAAAGCTGCATCTGCTGCTAACCTCATAGATAACTCCGGAAGAGGGCTAAACAATAACATTGTAATTATAAGCTCTGATGACCAGCTAATGGCGGCAACTCCAACTGGGAGCTGCGCAACGTGTCTTACTTCAGAATGGGTACAAAGAGCGCCTGTTCCAGAGGGCGGGCTGTATCAAATCAGAAGACACCTTTACGGTGTTCAGAGAATCACAAGAAAGAACACCAACACAAAGTACATCTTTGGGGCATCCAAGTTTGTTGGCTACGAAGAGTACGACCCCGGCACGGGCGGACACCCAAACTACAAAGACAATATTTTTGGAATTTCACTTTGCGAACTAGACTTTGACCCTGACAGACCACTGGCCTCAATTGAAGCAGGACGCTCATTTGCTTTTACTGGCGGGTTTTTAAGCGGTTACGATAAGTCGAGCATATTCGAGCAAGGCTATGTTGTTTACCCAGCAATCCAGCAAATAGTTGAAGCAGCCTCCACGGGTGGAGATGGGTTGGCCGAACCTTCATCTGGCGATGATTATAAGTACAAGGCTATTTATGAGTGGGCTGACGCAAACGGAAACGTGCATCGCTCGCATCCTTCTGTGGCAGAGAGCTTTATACCCTCCACTACAGGGAAAAAGGCAACCATATTTGTTTACCCTCCCAGCTTCTCAAGAAAGCCAGAGAGCGGAAGAATCAAAATAGTTCTTTATAGAACAGAGCCCGGAGGTGCAATTTTTTACCGGATAGGCTCCAAGTCTGTAAGTTACCCAGCAGAATACAGCGCAGAGTCATTTGAGGACGATGGCAAAAACTTAGACATTACAGCCAACGAGCAGCTCTATACTGTTATTGGTCGTGAGAATGATTTTATGGGTTCGTGCAATGACATTATTGCCCATAGAGGAAGGGCTGTAGTTGTTCGCTCTGATGACGTAGTTGCTTACTCTAAGCCAATTGTAGACGGTGAAGAAATAGGGTTTAACGAGTCATTCTCTTTTGTCCTTCCAGCAGACAACTCCAAGGTTGTAGGTGTTGAGTCAAACCTAGACCACCTTCTTATATTCTCAGAAGAAAACGCTTACTTTGTTTCAGGCGAAGGGCCAACTGCCCTGGGCGAGGGGCCTTTTACAAACATTAGAGTATTCGCAGCTGGCCAAGGAGCAAGAAGAGGCTCTGCCCATGTAGACACTCCAATTGGAGTATTCTATCAAACTGAGCGCGGAATATATTTGGTAAGAAGAGATTTGTCCGTTGTTTACCACGGCGCTCCTGTTGAGGACAGCTCCACAAGATTGCTTATCGGCGCAACGCTTGTGGATTCTACAAACGAAGTTAGGTTTTTGCTTTCTAATTCAGGAAACTCAACTGGGGCAGATTACTATTTAATCTATAATTACTATTTCCAAAAATGGGCATTATGGACCGTGGTATACGCATCCTCTGCTTGGCAGGTTGGCGAAGTTTATAATGGAACAGTTTTTCTAAGGGCAACAGCTGACGGAAAAATCTACAAGCAAACATCGGGTGTTTTTCAGGATGATAACTCAAGCGGCACAGCAACGAACTATGATGTAATTGTCCGGACTGGCTTTATTGCAGCGGCAGGGCTTCTTCATGCCCAAAGAGTTTACCGAGCAATGCTTGTGGGGGATTACGTCAGCGATCACACGCTTACGATTGCGGCCTCGTATGATTATAATTTAACGTCTGGAACATCTTACTCGAAATCAATAACAAGCTCAAATGACAACCCTATGCTTGTTAGAATGCACTTAGACCAACAAAAGTGTAGATCGATTGGATTAAAAATTACAATAACCGGCTCAGGAGAATGCGCTAAGCTTGATGCCATTTCTCTTGAAGTTGGACGCAGAGAATCATCCTTCAAGCTTGAATCAGCGAGGACACTATAATGTCATTATCATTTGTTGCAGAGGCGCTAAGAAGTCAAGCTTCAGCAGAAGAGAAGCAAAAAGCATTGAGCAAGATGTTTGCTGAAGACACGGCATCTAGGCTTGCCCAAATGGTAGCTCAGTCTCAAATGCAAAGAGGCGGAGCGCGTCGAGGAAGAGAAGCGGCATCAAGAAGCGCAGGGGCCAGCGCTATGGATAATATTGAGTTTGGAAAAACTCGGCTTGAGCTTCAAAAAGACATTGCAAAGCAGTCTGAGCTTTCGCTTGCAATCGCAACAGGAGCAAAAATAATTGGAGATATAACTGCCTTTGCTGCAACTCAGGCTGACGATGCTGCAAAAAAAGAAGCCGAGGCAGCTGCGGTAGAGGAAGCAAAAAACACTGAGCAAGCTGACATGCTAACCGATTACCGGAAGGCTGGAGAAGAGTATTCTCCTTCGATGTTGAGAGACCCTGGGGCTATTGGTCCTGATGATTCTTTTCCGCAAGGCGGGCAAGTGTTTGACCCAGAAGGCTCTCCTGATGGATACTTCCCCCAGGGCGGGCAAATACCGCAAGGCTACCGTGGCACAGGAATGACTGCTACTGAGGTTTTAGCCATAAGGGACGCAGAAAGGGCCAAGCAAGCTACCGAGTCTCTGCTTGATGAGCCGGTTGAAGATGAAGATGAGACTTCTTTTTTGGACGAGTTAATTAAAGAAAAAGAATTAGAAAAAACTCGCCCAAGAAGAGAAGTTGAGGCTCAAAACAGAAAACGAGGAAGAGCGTCGCTTTATGACTTGAGCGCCATGAAACTGGGGAGCGAAAAGTAATGGCAGAATACAGCGAAGAAGAACAGAGTTTTTTGGATACTCTTGACCAAGCAGAGACTACTCAGGAAGACATTGACAGCGCAGAAGAAAAAGCTGGCGAGCTAACTGAAAGAGACTTTGATTATTCCCAACATGCGGGAGCAGATGGAGCTGCTCCCTCGATAGGGGATTACATGTATCAAAGACAAAAGTACCAGGAAGAGGCAGCTCAGCGCGTCTATGATGCCAGAAGAGGCGCAAGACAGCGCCGAGAAGCTGGCCTTGAAGATGAGGGCTTGTTTGAAATAGCCACAGAGCTTTCCGGTATTGCTCGCGGCGAAATTGAGTCAGGCGAAAGACGACGGACAAGAGAGTCTATTGAGACCCTGGCATCCGGCCAAAGAGGCTTGGCTCAGAGCAGCACAGGGCTTCGTTCAGCTGCAAGGCTTAGGCGCGGCGAGACTGCCGCTCAGGCGACTCAATTGATTGGCGGGGCCAAGTTATCAGAGGCAACCGAACTTGAGCGTGAAGCAGCAGAGGACAGCCTCAGAGACCTTCTTATTCAAGGAAGAGCGCGAGCTGAAAACAAAAAGCTTCGTATGCAGGAAATAGCCTATCAGCGAGAGCAGGCAAGCAAAGGATTCTGGGGAGATGTTTTGAGCGGAGTCCTTGGCGCGGTTGGGGCAGTAGGTGGATTTCTTATCGCTGGTCCAGCCGGGGGAGTTGCTGGGGCAACTCTTGGGGCTTCAGTTATGGGCGGAGCTGGCAAAGCTGCCGGTAGAACTTTCGGGTAAGGGAGAAGAGTTATGGCGCGATTTTATGAGCCAACAGATATGGCTGAATATTATGAAAAAGGAAGGCCAACGGCCCAGGGAACCGGAAGAAACAAAATGCTTGCCGAGGCGGCAAGAAGAGGAGAAGAGAGTCGGCTCAGAGCAAAGAAAGAGCGAAAAGAGCTGATAAAAAAGGCGGCAGAAGGAAAGCTGTCGGAAGAAGATGTAAGAGCGCTTAGTCCGTCCATGAGGCGAGCAGTAAGCGAACAAAAACGCGCATCACCTAAGCCCATCAAATCCACTACGCCAGAAACAGACACAACCGGCCTCACCTTCGCAACCACACCCGAAGAAGCCGCATCTCAAGAAGAGTTGATGTCTGATTGGGACAAGGCAAGAGGGCAAATTTATGCCGGTCAACGAGAGCTAGATACAGCCTATGCCGCGCAGCGAGAGGCAGAGAAAGGGCTGGCAGAAGCAAAGGCGGGACAGCTTTCTGAAGAAGACGAGTTGGCTGATGAGCAAGACAAGGCATACGGCAGGCAGGTCAGGGCTCTTGAGTCCATGCAGAAAATCAATAGAGCCAAGCTAGATGATTACGATAAGGGCACAGCTGAGCTAGAAGAAGATTATAACAACAGCAAGATTGACCCCAACAGAGCCTTTTCTTCTACTGGGTCAAAAGTAGCAGCGGCAATCGCTATTGCTTTTGGCGCGTTTGCCCAAGGAATGTCCAGGGGGAAGCTCCCAAACTCTGCTTTGCAAATAATCGAAGGAGCAATCAAAAGAGATGTTGATGCTCAAAAAACAGAGATGCAGAAAAACAGAGATGTTCTTTTAAATAGAAACAACATCTATGCTCGCATGATGGCAAGGTTTAACAATGAAGAGGTTGCCTACAAGGCAACTATGGCTTTAGCATTTAAACATGCAGGCATGAAAATGCAGGGTCTTTTAAGAAAGCACAAAGGCGCAAACGCCCAGCTGGTAATAAATGCAGGCTTAGCGAAAATGGATTCTAAGCAAAAAGAACTGCATCTTGGCAACAGAAAGCTGCTGGCAGAAATCACGGTTAAAGAAGCTCAGTTCCAGGCTAGGAGCGGGGCGGTGCAGGCCAAGCAAGACCAGTCTACTGATTTAGCCCTTAAGACCATTGCTTTGCTTCCTAAGCTTCAAAAAGACTTTTTAAGTGTTAGCGCAATGCAGGGTGCTTGGGGCATGGTTTTACCTAAAACCATTAAGTCATGGTTCTCTGGAATGTCAGAAGAAATAACATACGAAAACAGCAAAAACCTGAACGCAAAAGCACTTACAAAAGCTTTTGATGGTGGGCGGCCAACAGAAAAAGATTTTCAAATTTTTGTTCAAATGTTTCCTGAAGGCTCCACTGAGCAAAGCGTAGGAATGGATCAATTTAGAAACATCAGCGAAAATCTCACCACTATGATTATTAGAGGCAAAGGGCTTAAGCCTGGGTATTTAGCGAAGGCATGGGAAAGTCAGTATGGGGAAATAAAAGTTAGCCCTGAAGCAAAAGCCCTTCGCGAAAAAGCAAAGAGCTGGGAATTTAAGCAAGGTATGTAACCAATGGCGCGTTTATTTTCAAAAAGACAAGGCGGCTGGGTAGACCTCCCGGAAGAGCAGGTCCAAGAAGCCTACATGAGCGGCTTGTATGCCTTCCCTTCTGGCGCTGAAGTAAACATTCAGTTGTCAGACGGACGCTATGGGACCATATCTTCTGAGCATCTTCAGGATGCCTTTAGAGCTGGCGCTACGTATGACCAAGCAGACGTTCGACAAGAGCGAATTGAGTCTGCTGAGTACGACGAGAGGAACCTAGAGGCCGGTGGGCTATCTGTAGCTCGTGGTTTGTCTTTTGGATTAAGCGATGTTCTCCTCGATAGGCTTGACCTTTACTCAGAAGAAGAGCTTGCAAAGCTAGAGAAATATAACCCAAACATTTCTTTAGCAGGTGAAATTGGTGGCGCTGTTTTGCCAGCCGTTGCCACCCTGGGGCAAAGCGTTCCCGCGCAAGCTTTGGCAAGAGGAGTCCGGTTGGCCCCTGCGGCGCTTAGCATGAAAGCAGGTATTGCGGCAGAAAAAGCTATTGCAAGAAGACTGGGCGCAGGAGAATCCGTAGCAGGATTTGAGCTGGCTAAAACTGCCGATAAAATGATTCAAGGCGGCGCAGCTCTCACGGGTGCTGCAACCGTAGAGGGTGCCTTGTTTGGGGCTGTTGACGGATTTTCTGAGCAAATGCTGGGAAGAGCTGACAGAACAGCGGAGCAAATGCTTTCCCATGTCGGAGGGATTACAGCTCTGTCTGGCGGTCTCGGTGGCGTTCTTGGTCTTGCCTCTCCACTAATTGGCAAGGGCTTGAGCGCTATCAATAACAGCAAGTTCGGTGATGCTGTATCGAAAAAAACCAAAGACTGGGAATCCAGCATCTTGGCTGCCATGCATGGCGGAGACAAAGAGACATACAGAAAGCTTTTAAATTCAGAGTATGCCCATAAAGTAATCTTTGGGCATGGAAAAATTGCAGAAGAAACAGCTGACCAAGTGGCCCTGTTTATTGATGATGCAATAGATGGCCTTGAGCTTGCTACTCGCTCGGTTAGTGGCTCTGAGAAAAAGCAATTAATGCGTGACGTTATTGAGTCGGAAAACCCGCTAGGCGCAATCGACGAATCCATTGCTATGCTTCACGCAGCTTTAAGAAAAGTAAAGTCAGCAAAAAAAGAAAAGCTTGTTGCGGACGGGGGAGAACTAACAGCTCTTAATAAAATCGAAAAAGCCCTAGAGAAGCAAATGGACCAAATTGCTTCAATGGTTGCAAAAAGCGCAGCTAAAGATGACCTTGCTATTGCCAGATATGGAAATGAACTTCGAGCCGCTTTTGCAAAAGATGCAGAGCTTCCAAACTTTAGCCTCAAGGATACATACAAGGCCAGTGACCTATTAAATCAAGACATGGTTAAAGATGTTTTGCCGGAACTATTTATAACCCTTGATTCCTTTAAGAGAGGGATAGGGAAGGTTATTTATAAAAGGTCTGGCTCCGGTGTTGATAACATCATGGAGTCAGGTAACCCTCTGGTTGATGTTTACCATTCTCTTAAAAACACTCTTGAAGACGGTTCTCTTTTTGGGACAAAGGCAGCTACAAGGCAAAGAGAAACAAACAGAGCCTTTACTCAACTTCTCCCGTCGTACCATCGGTTTCTAAAAAAGTTTACAGGGGAAGGCGAAAGAGAAGGCCTTGGTATGGCCAGCAGGGCAGCTACAGAGGGCGAAGCCACTGTTATGGCTACAGCGGAATCTAAAGCTCTTGATGACCAAATTGAGATTCTTAGTGACTTTAGGGAAAGACTTAAGGCTGATAGAACATATGATTTAGAGGACATTCGCCCTAGGGCTGATGATGGCTTTGATGAGTACAGAATACGTGCCGAAGCCGATGTGGGAACCAGCATTGTTACTAAAAAGGTAGATGACGTTGCTGCCAACATTAGAGCGAACGTTGGCGATGAAGCCGCTGATGCCTATGAGGATGCTGCCAGGGCTCAGGCTCAAAGAAACACAGACACCAAAAGAGGCAGAGATCCTAATGCTTCCGATTCCTCAGCAGCCTCCCCAGGCATCCCTCTAATAGAAAAAGCCTTTCAAAGACTTGATGCAACCATCGAAGCAGCTAAGGTCCACGCGAACACTCTTGATGATGGAATCGAGAGCGTTGTTGATTACCGCAAAAAGCTAGAGGTTGTTAATAAAAAGGCAGGCTCACTAAGAGGCAACCTTGGAAGAATAAAGCAGGGCGCAGCCCCCGATGCCGCTAAGATGGAAGCTATCCGCAAAGAGCTTAATGAGGTTGTTGAGGAGTCAATCGAGCTTACCAATGCAAGGCCCAACCTTGGCTTAGATGAAGCTGCCAACAGAGAAACTTTTAGAAAAGCTGTTGCCGACCATGAAGAAATGGGTCGAGCCCTTAAGATAGAAGAGGACAAGGCAAGGGCGGCAGTAGAGCGCGCCAAAAAAGCCAGGGTCAAAGACCCCGAAGCACTGGCAGACTTAGAGAAAAAACTTGACGATTTAATTGACCGCTCTGTTAAGCATGACAGAACTCCGCCACTTGAAAAAGATTACAAGGTAACAAGAGATTTTGGAGAAGAGCAGCGAAAAGGACGTGTTGCAAAATGGTCTGGGATTAGGTCTTTTCTTAAAGATGCATATAGACCAGAGCAAAGTGACTCGTTTAGAGTTTTTCAAGAGTTTGTGAATAACTACGATGGTTTTTTAAAGACGCTTGAAAGAGAGTACAAAAAAGATGCTCTTTTATCTGCAAGCAAGACTCAAACTGTAGACAGCTTGTCAAAAAGCTACAAAGCATTAAAAACAAAAACTGATGAGCTTGGAGATGTTCAGAGGGCATACAGGGAGATTTACTCCGTCCACTCCCCAATGAGCACCATGTTGGCCGCACTTCCTGTTGGAGGTCTTTTGGCAGGAGGCCCACTTGGCTATCTGGCTTCCGGGGCAACTTCTGCACTTGTAACACCCGCAGCTGGATTCAAGAGAAGAGCAGCAATTCATGGCGTCAAGTCACTGGTTGCCTCTAACCTCAACAAGAGAGCCACGCAGGTTGTTAATCGCATAGTAAAAAATACAAAGCCGGGGGCTCCGCAAAAAGCAAGAGCGCTACCTGTTCTCTTGGCTTTGCTTGGAGTTAAGGCAACAGGCAACCCTAGAGATGATGCCAGAGCTGCAATGAATCAGATGGGCCAGTTGGCTGACCCTGACTTTCTTCATTCTCGATTAGAATCATCAACCAGAGAGCTGGCCGAAGCCCCTAAGCTAAAAGAAGAGCTGTTTTTAGGAGTAGCAAAACACGCAGGAATTCTTGCTGATGCGGCCTCGACAGATGGTGCAATGAACTACGACCCAATAACCGGTGAAAATGAAGTCAGCCGGTCTGATGCAGATGTCTCTAAGTTTATGAGTATTGCAGAAATTGGAATTGGTGGAACCAATGTGGTGGCAGATAAGATGCTGGCGGGCACGCTGACAAAAGCAGAAGGCAACGCATACAGAGAGTTTTACCCTATAGAGTCTCAAGAGCTTATAGAGACCATCCAGGCTAAGCTATCTAATCAAGGAAAACGAATTTCATGGGACGACCGAGCATTGTTAACCAATCTCTCAGGGATTGCGATGACAAACACCCTGACACCAGTATTCATCGGAGCAATGCAAAGTGTTCACAAGGCCGCAATAAAGAACGCAAGCGGAAGAAAAGGCGGAAATTCGTTGAGAAAAACCGGTGAAGCAAGTACAACTTTAGTAGAACAAGCCATGTATGGCTAAGACATAACCACTTGAGTTGAAGATATGACTCGGCCCTGTGCCCTAGGAGGATTTTGAGATGAGAACGATACCTTACACTGCGACACACTCAGCAACAACTGAGCTGACAGCTATGACCTTGGATGTTCAAGAGCATTCAACCGTAACTATTCGATGCCTTTGTGATCGAGGCGGCACTCTTAAGACGAAGTATGTTTTTGACAGCGGCAAGGTAGCTGATGACCAGTCCCTTACTGTTGCGGCGGCAGCGTTATCAAGCGGCGTTTATACTAATATGACCACAGCAGTATTTGATTACAAAGTGGGCAAGATTCAGATTACCTTTGCCCCGGCAGATGGCACTTCTGGATTTACCGAAATTGAAGTTACAACGGCGAGGAAATAGTTATGAGTAACACTAAGATTTTTGGGGCTAATCACGGCATTTCTACAGCTCAGGTAATCCCGGATAATCAAGTTGCGCTTGAAATCGAATCGACGGATGCGAAAGATTACATCACCATCGACACAACCGATGGCAGCGAGGTAATGACCTTGACCGCTGGTGGGTCAGCGGGGCAATTATTGCGGATTGAAGCTGCGAGGATGCGGTACGCTGCCAGCGGCACCATGTCGATTCTGGCAGAAGACCCAACAGCCACAAACCCTGTTTTTTGTCCTAATGCGAATGATGATGATACCGGTATCGGGTGGGCGGCAGCCGACCAGCTTTCGCTTGTTGCGGGTGGTCAAGAAGGAATCAGAATCACAGAGGCAGGTGATGCGATTACAGCGGTAGACGTTAAGGGGCCGACTAAAATTACCGGGCCTACCGGCACAACTGGAATGGCAATCCCAGCAACCAACACCGCTCTTTTAGTCGAAAACGCCGGAAGCGGATCAGGTTCAAAGTGCTACGTGGATATCAATGCAGATGGAACCGGCGGTTCAGGCGTCCGGTTTTTTCAAGCCGATGCCGAAAAGGCATCTATCGCGGGATACACGGATCAGCTCCTTCTAAAAACAGAAGATGAGTCTATTCCAATTATTTTGACGTGTGGCGGGACCGAGGCAATGCGCCTTGTTCGCGATTCTTCTTCTGACAAAATAATGGTCGGCATTAATGGGGCGCCGGATGATCAAGACAATCCAGTTCTCCAGCTTACCGGCGATGGTTCTGAGTCAGAACTAATTATCCGCCGAGCAGCAAGCGGCGCAAGCAATGATGAAGTCGCGTATCTCGGATATCGTGCTCAGGGCATTTTTTCTATTGACGCCGAAGGTGGCATTCAGTTTAGAAACCATGGAGGCTCTAAGCGCGGGGAGTTTACCCCAAACGGTAAGTTTCTTGCTTACGAATCCGCCACTGTCAAAGGAGAGGCTACTTTTGTACTCACCGGCTCAATAGACGTGACAGGAACAAATGTTAACGTCCCAGGGACAAACACGAAGTATCTCACGGAACTTTCTATAGGCGATGCCATTGTGGTTTCTGGTGAAACCCGGACGATTGCAACAATTACAGACGATACCACTGCCACAGTGACGGCTGCCTGGGGCAGTGACTTAGCCAATGATACATCACCGGAGTGCAACCCGGCAGCTTTCACCGTAATAAGAGATACTGGTGACCTCGGGATGGTATTGGATGATAATGGGCTTGTCGGTCTTGGAGAAGTAGTGCCATCGGCTTACTGGGCCAATACCAATGACCTTGTAATAGGCAGCGGGTCGTCTTCCGGTATCACCATTGATGCGTCCAGCACCGGGACTCTGTGTTTTGCGTATGGTACCTCTGGGGCGGCGGCATATCAGAACGTGATACAGGGGACCGGAAGCGGGTCAGGCGATGGCATTAGGTTTATAACCGCAGGAACAACTAAGGAATGCATTCGCATTACAACCGCAGGTGATATTCTCTGTCCGCAGCTGGATGCCTCATCTGATGTTCTAACAGACGCGAATAAAAATTTAACAACTAGTTCTGATATGCGGTTGAAAAATCCTATTGCAGAGCTTGAGGCTGGCCTGGATAAAATCAACCAGCTTGTTCCACGTTTTTTCTCTTGGAAGAATGACGAAGAGAATAAGTCGCAGCTCGGATTTTTCTCTCAGGAAGTTCACAGCATTTGCCCCGAAGCAGCTCCGAAATCTCCTAAGATGGTATCGACAGAAACCGAGGTCGGAGAAGATGGCGCAAACGCTTGCGACGGGGAGAAAGTTCGGGCTCTGGATGCCGATGGTAATCCTGATTTTAACTGGAGCTTAAACAGCAGAGCAATCGTCGCCCTGCTTGTTAAATCCGTGCAGGAGCTATCTGCAAAAGTGACAGCGCTTGAGGCAGGTGACTGACATGGAGTCGGGGATGGTTGAAGCCGGAGCGTTGTTTGCTTGTTTGATGGGCTTAATTAAAATCATCGAAAAACTCGTAGACAAAAAAATGAACGGCAACGGGAACGGTGCCAAGCCAGTGCAGATTGATTTGAATCAGACAGAGCTGGCGAACAATATGGGTCAAATGGTCGAGTGCATGGCCAGCACAGGTCAGACACTTGAGCGGATTAACGATAAGATTGATGGCGTTCACGAGAAAGCCACGAGAATCGAAACGCTGACAGACACCATTGATGGCCGAATAAAAGACATTCAGGGGGTGAGTCATAAGACTCACAACATGCTGGAGAATGAGCGCATAGCTCAACAAGCCAGAAAAGAAACGCTTGCAGAGTTGCGGGATGAGACAAGGGGAACATGATGAAACCGGGTATTAAGACAAGTGAAATGATTATCACATTGGTTGGTATGATTGGCGGGTGCATTCTTGCATCCGTTGAAGGCAACCAGTGGACACAGATTATTGGTGGTATCCTGGCAGCAGTGTGTGGTTCAAGCTACACTATGGGTCGTTCGCTGGTTAAAGGCAAAGAGGCTATTGGTGCAGCTCAAGTAGAAGCAGCTAGGCATCTCGCAAAAAAGGAATAGCCGATGTTGTTGCGGGAGGTTTGGCAAAAGCATCGGCGCTTCCGGAAGACACGGTTGACCTTTTACTTGGTGCTACTGTTGGGCCTGCTGGTGCCCGGGCTGTTGGCAGCTTGGATGTCAAATTAGGACACGATATTTTTGCATTCGCATCTGGCGAATTTGCTAACTCTGGTGACTGGACTGCAGCCGCCGGTTTAAA